CAACAACAGGTACGGGTAGGTTCTCAGGTGCTATGGTTAATGCTTCAAAAACTCTTAGTGGACAAATGGAGAAATTAAGAGATTATGGTTCTATCTTTCTTGGAGAATTTACTCAACCTATTGTTAATGGTCTTAAACAAATAATACCAACATTTGTTGAGTTTATTCAAAGATTAACAAATGGTAGCTCAATTATAAATGATGTAATTAATACAATGGATTCTATTTTTACTAAAATAGGTAAAGTTGTAAAAGATGTATTCTCAGGCATGGATAAAGATATGATGGATATTATAATAACAGTAGGTCTTGTCATTGCTGGTATAGCACCATTAGGTGTTGCTTTTGGTGCGATAGTGGCAGTTATTGGGTTTGCTGTATCTGGTATTACTGCATTGATCGGAGTATTTACTTCAATATCTCCTGTTGTATTTGCTGTGATAGGTGCAATAACAGCATTGGCGGCTATATTTACAGATATGATATTGAATAATGATAATCTTAAAAGGGCTATAATGAATGCATTTAATGAGATTAAAAATGCTGTAATGGTAGCAGTTAATTTTATTGTATCAAATATGGATAATATTAAGGCAGTTTTTGAACGTGTTAGAAATGCTGTAATGTCTGTTGTACCAATAATAGTTGATACCATTACAAGATTTGGTCAATCTATAAAACCAGTAGTCGAAGATGTACAGAGAGTTTGGAGTAATTTAGTTAAACTATTTCAAGAAAATCAAACAATATTTACTGCTGTTTTTGCTGTTATTGGTGCTGCTGTAGCATGGTTTGTCGGTACTTTTGTCGGTGCTTTTAATGGATTAGTTCGAGCAATTGGACCGATTGTATCAGTTATACTTGGTTTAATAGATACAATAATAAATGTATTTAGGCTTGTTGGTGCAATAATTAGCGGTGAATGGGGTAAAATACCACAAATATTAATGGATATTGGAACGTCAATATTAGATGTTATAGTTAGTGCTTTTAGTGCTGTCGTTGAATTTATTGTAGGTTTTGTTGATGGTATAATTGCAATGTTTACAATGCTTTATAATGTTATAGTAGGTGGTTCTATAATTCCAGATATGGTTAATGCAATAATTATGTGGTTTAACACACTTATATCAACAGTTATTAATATTGTTCAGACTTTAGTTAATACAGCTATTAATATATTTAATGCATTAAAGGCAGCAATAACCTCTATAATAAGTGCAATTAAAACAGTAATTACTAATGGTTTTAATGCTGCTAAATCTATAGTTACTAGTATTATTAGTTCGATTAAATCAGTAATTAGTAGTGGTTTTAATGCTGCTAGGTCTATAGTTAGTAGTGTTATTAGTTCTATTAGATCAGTAATTAGTAGTGGTTTCAATGCTGCTAGGTCTATAGTTAGTAGTGTTATTAGTTCTATTAGATCAGTAGTATCAAGCGGATTTAATTCAGTAAGATCAATTATATCAAGTGCTGTTAATAGTGCTAGGTCTAGATTATCAAGTGCTTTTAATTCTATGAGATCAATTGCAAGTTCAGCTATTAATTCTATTAGATCAATAGTTAATAGATTAGGTGGTATTTTCAGAAGTGCTTTAAGTAGTGCTATGGGTGCTATTAGAAGTGTAGCTGGTAGTATGTATAGTGCTGGTGCTAACTTGGTACAAAATTTAATCAATGGTGTTACTGCTAAAATAGGTCAATTTAGAGCTAAAATATCAGAACTAGCAAATGCAGCAAAACAATTCTTAGGATTTAGTTCTCCGACTGAAAAAGGAGCTGGAAGAACTGCTCATAAATGGATTCCTAATTTAATTGATATGATGGGAAAACAATTAGAACAAGGAGTTGGAAGAATAAGTTTGGCTAGTGGTAAAGTAGCAAGTGCAATACAACAATCAACAACAGCTACTATTGGTAACTCATTGCAAGCTAATAGAACTGTAATCACTCAAGGTTCTCCTACAAATGTAATGATAAAAATAGATGCAAGTCATATGGATGTAGATCAATTAGGTACAGCTTTAGTTAGTAAACTAAGGTCTTATGGTATAAGATCGCAAACTCAGTAAAGGAGGTGTTTTAATTGGGTTTACGACATTTATATATTGGTGGTACTGGTGGAACTGGTGTAACACCAACAGGAACAGAAGTACAAATAGGTAAATCATGGACAATAAATCAACGAATAAATAATAAAGATACATTCTCATTTACAATAGAAGACGATAATAGTGCAACAATAGAACCATTAATAGAATTATATTTTTATGATGATACTACTTATATATGGGGTGGAGTTATAAAAACTGTAGATATTGAAAAAGTTAATCCAAATAGAGTAATATACTCAGTTAAAGCAGAGGACTTCACTTCTTTAACTGAAAGACCATTAGTGGTTAGATCATATGAAGATGAAACAATATCAACTATTATAAATTCATTGATAACTACATACTTTAGTCAATATGGTGTAACTGAGGGAACTAATACAATAACTACTGTTATAAATCAGATTACATTTAATTATGAAAACGGTGATAATGTATTAAATCAATTAAAGAATTTTGGTAATTTTCAATGGAATGTAGATAAAGACAAAGTACTAAGTTTTACTATGATAAATACAACAACTAGCACAACTGCTTTAACTGATGAATTATCATTGAAAAAACAGTTAAGTGCTGACAACTACCGTAATACTCAGTATGGTAAAGGAAAGAAAAAGAGAACTGAGTATTTAGAAGATAAAACTATGACACCTAAACCAGATGGTAAGACAAGAGAATTTTTCTCAAATTACCCTATAGCAAAAGAACCAGTAATCGAAACTAATGTTAATGGTGCTGGATGGGTGACTAAAACGGTAGGTGTTAGAGGTCTACAAACTGATAAAGATTTTTATTGGTCATATAATGATACTCAAGTTTCACAAGATGAAGATGGAACTGTTTTAACTGATGCTAATCCAACAGATGATGAAATAAGAATTAGTTACTATGGTCTTATTCCATTACTAGTTGTATCTAGTGATACCTCAGAAGTAACAGCACATGGAGCAGTAGAAAACTATATTTACAATAAGCACTTAGAGGATTCAATTGACGCTAAAAATTATGTTACAACATTATTAGACAAATATAGTAATGACGCTGATAAAATAAGTTTTACCATTCAACAAAAGACATATGAAGTAGGTGTACAGATACCAATAACTGATACATTATTAAATATATCTGGCGACTTTTTAGCTGAGTCTTGTACATGGACACCTAGGGGTGCTAATGCGATAAATTATACATATGGTGTGTTAGATGGTGTTGCTCTTGGTGGATGGGAAGAATTTTTCAAAAACTTATTTGCACCAGAGGTAATTGAATTAGACGATCAAGAAGTAGTTATTCGTATTTATGAATTTGACGAGCCAACAGATCATGACGGTGAATATTATATAGAAGTTACTACACCATTATTCCCTAGTAATTCTTTATATCCTAGTAATTCTTTATATCCAAATTCAACACCAACTAGTACAACTACTTTAAATGATTAGAAATGAGGTGATTAAGTGTACAGAATAAAACGAAGTAGACCAATTAAAAGAAGGGTTAAGAAAAGAGATAAAATGAATTTTAATGAAAAACATGGTCATACTGGGAGAATTTTAGTTTGGTCAATAGACCCTGTGACCAAAAAGAGAACATTAAAACTAGATAAACCAAATCTTATAATGAATCGTACTTTTGGTTATGATTATGAATATTTGCGTGGTAATAATGTTGCTGCTAATGGTCAAATTATGCATTTAGGAATTGGGGATGATAATACAGCACCAACTTCAACTGATTCTGATTTAGGTAATGAGACTTATAGAGTACCTGTAATTTCACAAAGTATCACAGGTACAGGAGAATTAACAAGCGAATTTTATATTACTGCTACTGAGTTCTCAGGAACTATTGAAGAATTAGGAATATTTGGTGGTTATTTCTTTTCTGAGGACTGGAATGGTGGTACTGGTGCAGATACAGGTAATTTATTGGCAAGAATTTTATATAGTGATACTAAGACAACTAATGAGGAATTATTAATACAAAGAGTAGATACATTTAGTTAAAGGAGTGATTTTAATGTTATATGAATTTACAAGAGACTATGAGATACCAGATGGAGGAATCACAGATCAATTTAAATTGAACTCGTATGCTAGTTTTTCAATGGAATTAATTGACATGGTTAAAGTCGATAATAAAATAATAAATATATATAGTGTTGAAGAATGGCAAGGTGAGAAAGAATATGAGGAAGAAATAGATGTAATTGATGATGATGGTAAAACAATTAAAGCAGTTAAAAAAGTTATGAAAAATGTTTTATCATATAAAGCATTATTAACTAATAATGATAAAGTTGTGAAAGATGGTAGAATTAAACCAATTAAACATAAAAGGAAATTACCTAAAATAGATGACCCTATACCATATCCTCATGTACCAGATGTACAAAATAAACCAAGTCAACCTAAGATACCTAAAGAAGAAAATCCACCTAAGACGAAAACAGATGATAATCCATCTATACCAATTAAAGACGAAAAACTTAAGGAAAAAGGTGGTGAATAATATATGACAGTACATGGTAATTTTACGGAACTAACTTATACTAATGGTTCTGGAACTGCTATTAATGCAACTAATTTAAATGCTTCTCAGGCAGTAATGAAAATCACAGACACCGAATTGGCTCGTAGTTTAACTTTTTCATGGGAACAATACAAAGAAATGTTTTTTAATTGTAGTACTAAAACAATAGATACATTTAATACATATACAGATTGGTCTGAGACAGGAACATTAACAAAGAGTGAAGCAGATCATACTGAGTGTATGGTACATGGTCGAGGGGTAAAGATGTTAGAACCAGATAATTCGGCTGGTGAATTGGCTATATATAATAGTGGACATACTCAACTAGATTTAACAGAGTTTCAAAGTGGTGATACAGCAGCAGCGGCAGATTTAATATGTTTACTTGTTTATATATCTGATACAACATATATCACAAGGATAACTATGAGATTTGGTACAGACACAAGTAACTATTATTATTATGATAAAACCACAGGTCTTGTAAATGGATGGAATATTATCACAGTACCTAAGAGTTCATTTAGTACATTTGGTTCTATTTCTGATTGGACAGCACAAGATTACATGGCATATAGGGCTTTATTTGCTGCTAATGCTCAAAATGAATATGTCATATTCAATCATTGTTCATTAGTTAGAGCGGATTCAGCAACAGCGACACTTATGAATCCTTTTATGGCTAATGATGGTAGTGATAATTGGGATGTTGATGTAATGACACCATCTAGTCAATTCTTAGTTTATAAGGATGAACAATTAGAAGAAATATGTGTTGTTGATTGTTTACAAAGTGGTTTAGCTTCAACAGACCCAGATTTTTTAGGTTGTGGATTTGTATGTAGTAGTTTTAGTGGTTCATTTAGAATGATAGTTAAAGCCACAGATTATAGTCAAGGTATAATGTGGTATGTTGATGATGATAATTGGATTTTATTTCAACTTGACGCTGCCGATTTACAAATAACTGAAAGGTATAGTGGTTCAACTAGTTATCATTTTGAATCCCTTAGTGCAACTCCGTTAGTTGGTAGTACTGTAGTAATGAAGTTTGAAAAAATAGGTGGTGGTACTGCTAGAGTATGGATAACTGATGAAAGCGAAACATTTACTTTTATTGAAGAATCTACTGAAACCCTACAGTTTGCCGATAGTACAGAAGGTGAACTAGGTATTGGAGCAGTATCGACAAGTAATCTAGGAGTAATTCAAGATTTTGTTGTGAGCAATAGAAGAATAGATCAACTAAAGTTACCACAATTAAGAAGTAATGATATTGGTGATAAACTTGTTGTTATAAAACAAGTTGAAGAAGTTTACACTAGTACTACTATTCAACCCGATAACGAATTAAAATTAAGGTTAAAACCATTTTGCATATATAGGATTAAATTACATTGTTTATCTTATGGTGCTACAGCAGGAGATATAAAAACAGATTGGACAGTTACAGGAGATATCACAGGAATAGGGTTAAAAGGTTGTCGTGGTGCTGCTAGTGGCGAATCAGACCCTAATGATTGTCAAACTAGATGTAATGCACTTGGATTAACTACAGATGTATCTGGATATGGGTTAACTACATTACATACAACATTTATTACTGAGGAATTTATAGTGAGTACAGACGATCAAGGTGGAGTATTACAATTTTATTGGGCGCAATTAGCTGCTAGTGGTACGTCTACAGCAGTTAGAGAAGGTTCATTCCTATTAGCTGAAAAAATAGCCAATAATTATTAACAATTAAAAAAAATACTAATGAGTTATTTATGGGGTAACTCATTAGTATAAAAGAAAAAGTATTATATTTCATGACTAATGTATATCAATATTATACTACTTAGGAAGTGTATAGTATAATACTTCTATCAAACCTTTCCAGTTATGACCTTCTTTGTGTATTGTTTTTAAGTCTTCTAAGTAAACATGTGACCATTTAGAAACTTCTTTTAATATTTGCTCATAATTCTTTTTACCTGATGGTGTCTCAGGAACATAAGTTAAATTAAAGTATTCACATATACCCTTACAAACTTCAATAGCACATTCTTTTTGATAGTTTAAATCCCTCATTAAATTAGCTTCTTTTAGTATATCCATGAATCCAAACTCACTTAATACTGCTGGCATTGTTGTTTCTCTTAATACAAAAAAGTTAGCTGATTTAACACCCCTATTTTTCAATGGTGTACCTTGTAAGCTATATTTATGAATACTAGTTGCTAATTTTTTTCCGCTAGAACTATTAGGATAATGGTAAGTCTCAATACCACCTTCACCAGATCGCCAAGAGTTAGTCAAAGCATTAAAATGACCAGACCAAAAAATATTACACTTTTTATTATTTGCTCTATTTGTGCGAACATAAAGAGGTGTATCAGTTCTTTCTGGTGATACATCATAAGGTGTTAATTGCGGTTGTCTCTTTAGTTCTTCAATTAAAAAAGTTTTACATGCATGATTAAATTCGTTTTCTCTTATCTGTGTTCCATCTGGATATTCAGGTGTTCTTTTTCCAGCAGTTTCCATTCCATGACCATCCGAGCAAGCTACTGTATAAATTTTACTCATATTATTACTCCTTTCCAAAAGTACCGTTCTTTTTTCTATTTTGAATATTTGGTCTTGATATACCTAATCCAGTTTTTTATTTGCTAACATAGGTAGCTATTATACCTATTAAGCACATAATGACACCAACTAAAGATGTTAAAACTAAGTTACCATTAGTTTTCAATGTTTGCTTTAGTTCATCTATTTCCTTTTGTTGCTCGTCGTTACAGTATTTTTGTAATTCAATTTTAGTATTTAAATCTAATATATATCTCAATTGTTTACATTCATTTGAGTTACAATTGTTATCGCTCATGATATAAACATCCTTTTATTTATATTGTATCATTTATTACTTATCAATAAAAGAATTGAATATTAATATATTAATGATACAATATAAACAAGTGATTATTATTCTCATGGTTTAGCACACAATAATAAACCATGTGAAATGAGGTGATTTAATGCAAAATGATATTCAACGTAGAATTAGAAGTAAAGTTTTATGGTTAGCTATAGCTAGTCAATTAGGAATCATCTTAGTTACATTAGGAATCTTCGACAATACAGTATTAGAAGAATACAAGATAATAGTAAATGCATTATTAGTGATATTAGGTTCATTTGGTATTATAAATAATCCTACAGATAAGAATCACTTATAAATCAACTCTAGTAAATATTTTATATTAGACTATTATTAGTCTATTTTTTTTAAACTAATGGAGGTTAGGAAATGTCTATTAAACAAATAACAACTAAATATAATTTAAATCCGCTTTATTTAAAAAAAGTAATAAAGATGAAAAATGTAACACAACAAGAATTAATGCAACTTTTTGATAGGAGTATTGCTTCTATTTACACTAGGTTAAGTGGTTCAAAAATGTTTACAATTAAAGAAGCATTTTTATTAGCTGATTATCTGGATATGGATATAAATAAGTTATTTGCACCAACACAAGATGATGTTATGAATGTTATTGTTAGAGATAAATTATGAGTGATTATTTTTCAAATGAATACCACGAAATAGGTTATACAATTAATCGTAATGAATTAATTAATGATTTAAGAAAACAATTGAAACAAAAGGAAAAACAGTTAAGTATAGGTGAAATTGATAAATATATATACATAACTGTTTTATACAACTCAAATATAGAAATGATAAAGATACCAGATAAATATATTTTTCCTGTAAATATTCATCAAATATATTACATGATTTACAATAGCTTTCTTTCAGATAAAAGTGAATATGATTCGATACACAATTAAAAAAAAGAATTATAGGCTATACTATAATAGTTTAGTCTATAATTCTCGTACCATAAGGTAATATTTTGTAAACTCCATTTTTCAGTTGTTTAACTATTTTTATCTTTGAATAATCTGAGAACTCAAAAGTCTGATATGTCATATTTAATATCCTATCTTCAATTTCAATTGTTCTTACATCTTTGTCAATTTCATACAATACATACATGACTGTTTCCATCGGCTCATTAATCATATTATCATTAGCTAATTTCTTATGAGCTTTATAGGCTAATGTATTTTTAATAGTAGGTTTTGGGGTGCGGTCTAGGATTAATGCAGTAACTTTAGTTACAATTGGTTCTGATTGCTTTTTAGATTTGAAATTTGGTTTAATAACTTTATAACCAATGTATATGTGAATTATTAAGATTAAACCAATTATAATCATTATAATAGTATTCTTATTCACAATTTATCACTCCTATTCAAGAAGATTTCTATATTAATATCTAACCTTTTTAATTGTGATTTTAACGAATTAAATAAATCTTCATTCTTTTTATCTTTATATAAGTGAATATCAACAAAATTAATCCACTCATTAATTTCATTGATATGTTGTTTAATTACATTATCTAATTCACTTTTAATATCCATAATTCACCTACTTAACTAACTCGTACTTCCTGTGAAATTCTTCATATGATAACCAATAAATATTATCTTCATTGTTATGAACATATACATATTCATAACCGTTCCTATGTTTATCAGTTTCAACATATCTTAATTGGTTATCTATAGCATACTCATAATAACTTTTTGGCATAGCGTAAATATCACTATCACTAAGAGAATAAACTTTACACTTGTATTTGTGCTTCTTCTTGTATACCATGTTTAACCCTCCATATCCTCAACCATCATTGTAACAAGTAGTACAATATTTTGACATATCATTAACATTCATAACAGTACACTTGTCACACAATACTTTACCGCATTTTTCACAGGTATTCTCACAACTTTCACATACCATAGCTTCACACATGTCACACTCTTGTATTCTATCTCTACAATCATTACAATAGTTACTATGACATATTGAACATTGCTCATAATCTACATGCTTTGTTTCTGATGTTAATATCAGATTACCACATATACAATCATCCATTGTTTCCGTCACCTTCTTTAGATTCAACATATTCATTCATAAATTTAATTAATACATGTGACATTGTTCTACCATCACAAGCTTCTTTAAATTTTTGTTTTAATTCAGCACCAGCGATTACAACTATTCTATCATCTTGTTTTTTAACACTCATTCATAACACTCCTTTATTTATTAATTGATTATATATTATCATGAATTATAATCAATGTCAATACTTTATAACAATTAAAAAATAAGGACTATTTATACATAAGTCCTTATTCTTCTATATTTTACATTAGTTTGATTTTATGATATACTAATTATTGATTATTGATAACTTTTTAAAAATTCGATAAATGTTGATATTGCGTTAATATATCATCTTTGATTTTCAGACCAATTAAGCCACGACTTGTTGGTTTTTTTGTTTTAGGATTTATAACATGCTTACTTTCTTTAATTGATTTAAACTTACTAGATATTTCTTTTCTTAATTGTGACCCTGACTTTTTAAATTTTAGATTTTCTTCTTCACAATAAAGTTTAAACCAATGCAAAAGATCACTTGTAACCAGTTGTCCATCTTCTTTTAACTCAAACCATTCATTAACAAAGTCAACTACTGGTGAATCTTGGGTAATATAGTCTTTTATGATTTCTTCATTTTCTGTAGTTGTGCTAAATTTTAAATTGTTGCTCATTAATCGCCTTAATCCTTCAAACATCCAATTAAAAACAGCTTCATAATTAAATTTATTCAGTATCTCAGTATCTTGTTTTTCTTTTGGACATATATTTTTAAATGGTATAATAATAAATCTATTAAAAAACTCAGGTGATTTATCATAAGTCATAGGTAACTGATTTGCACTAAAGTACAATCTAGCTGTATTATATCCAAAAATACTATCTCTACCTTTTTTCTCATATTTCATTAAATCATCACCAGTTAGTATTTTAATTGTACTAGTGTCTTCAATTGGTGTTGATGGTAAATCAGCACATACATTAACTAATTTAGATAACAAAGAAGCTGTGTTAAATCTTGAGTTTTTCTTTGTTAAATCTTGTAATGGTTCACCACTACTATTCTCAGTACCTATTATTTTTAATAGTGTACTAAGTATAACTGATTTACCAGTATCACCTTTACCATAAAGCATAAAGAATTTTTTTGCTCTATTGTGAGGAATTAAAGCATAACCCATGATTTCTTGAAGTAGCTTTTGTTGATATTTTGGTAAAACATCATCTAAAAATTTACTAAATATCTCACATTTAGCTTCTGGATTATAGTTATGATTTAATTGTATAGTAGTTAATTTATCTGGTGAATGGTCTTCTTTAGTAAAATCAGAAGAACCATGCTTAACATTTAAGATACAATTTTTCATATTTATTTGTGTATTAGATGTATTGAATTTAGAAAATTTAATAAATTCTCTAAGTAACTGTTTGTAAACTTCATCTACATACTTAGATTCTTTGAATTTATTGTTTTCTACATCTATCATATGATTCTCTATTAACTTAGTTAATTGTTGTTTTTCTACAATATTATAAACACCATTATTATAACTGTATGTATTTTGCTCAGTATTAACTATATTATGCTCTACAACTAAATGATTTCTTAATTTAGTATAATCTAACTTATAATTATTATTACCATCAATATAAAACCAGTCTTTATCTAATGTTTGATTTTGTTTACTAAAGTCTATCTTTAGATCAAACATTTCATTTAATTTAACTACAGCTTTAAATGGTGTGATGTCTTCCATTAAAGCAACTAGGTCTATTACAGTACCGCCTTTTTCACACCCAAAACAATTAAAAGAATTAGTCACCTCATATATAGCCATACTTGGTGTATTATCGTCATGATCGGGTAATATACAGTTAATAAGTCCTCCATTATAATCAACATTATATTTTTCAAGAACATTAACAATATCCACTTCACTTTTGACAAAATCAAATACATTATTAATATCTTCTTTTCTCATTTCTGTATTTCTTTGATACTTGTCTTTAACTTTGTTTACATCAATTTTACTTAGTAATTCAACTTTTTTATATAACTCATTTACGTTCCTTGTGGCTGATGGTAAATTGTCAACTTTATAATCTTTATATACATTACCAGTTAAAACAATAGCATGTTTTTTTATAAATACTTCAATACCACTTTTATCTGGTAAGTTAGAATACTTAGAATGTACTTTTTTTAACTTGACACTTTTATTATCTTGTTTAGATAATGTTTTTGTTACCTTATATATAAGATGTAAACCATAACCACTAATAGAATACTCGATATATGGTCTAGTTTTTTCTATCTCTAAAGTATCTAATACCTCTTTTCCCCAATCGTATAAATTTTTATTTTCATCAAAACATCTATCTAAGTCAATTACCACATAGTCATTATCAAGTAGATAACTATAATACAATTTTTTTGGATTATTTGCTGTAACTGTCATAAATGACTTATAACAACTTGAATCTTTCCATTTAACATAGTACCCGTTGACATCAACTGGCGCTCTTGTCACAACATCACCGAACACCCATTTATTTTGCTCTTTTATTTCTCTAGGTATATTGTGAATATTATCGATATGAGTTGTATTTATTACCTCTTTTATATTATTTGTCTCTATCTTATTTAAAACATCCATAGTATAATACCTCCTTACTTAACATTAGTTTTATAGTTGTCTTCTTTTAACTCTAAGTTATCAAAATTATTAATTAAAAATTCTAAAACAGTTGTCATATTTTTACCTTGAGATTTAGCTATATCTTCTAACTTTTCTATTGTCTCAGGGTAAAATTTGTATGTTTTAGCTACCTTTTTTACTCTTTCTGGTTTAATCACTTTTAATTTCATTTATATCTACCTCCATTTATTTATTTGTTTTAATCGGTAAATACATTCTATATCATATTAACATCAATGTCAATACTTTATAATAAATATTTTATCGTTAATACATTAACAAACTTATTTACATTGATTAGAAGATATGTTAATATAGTAGTATTAACGATGATATATTTTTTTAAAACTTTTCAATAGTGTCTGAGAATTTGAAATTACTATTAGTTTCCTTGAATGTAAGAGAATTTGAAATTACTATTAGTTTCCTTTAAGCGTTTAGTAGAAAAGAAAAGACCATATAAATGGTCTTTTTTTATATTCATTAATATGCTATTATAAGATTGTAGAAAGATATTTCCTTTTAATTTAATAATTTTAGTAAATTATAGATTCAAATAAGAAAAGACCATCTAATTTGGTCTTTTTCTACGTTTTTACAAATCTTCACTAACTCTATAACTTTTTGAATTATTTTTATAAATAACTTTTTCTTCTAATAATTTTGGTTTCAAGTTGTCTACTTCATATCTTTTCATTCCCATAAATAATGTTATTTTTGCAATTGGAAATTGCTTACCTTGCATATTATTATCTTTTAGAAATTTAACAATTTTAGTAATAGTTGTATCTGAATAATCAAAACCAATCTTTTTTGAACTTGAACTTTGAAAACCAATCTTTTGTTTTGAACTTGATCTTTTTTGATCTTTAGTTGATCTTTCAAGATCAGTTGAACTTTTTATTTGATCTTTATGTTTAAGACTTAAAGATTGGGAATCATTACTACAAGCTACTTCCAGAACTTCATCTTCAACATCAAGATCAGATTTACCAATCTTTTTTATTTGAACTTGATCTTTGTCAAAAGATTGGTTGATCTTTTCTAGTTGATCTTGAACTTGATCTTTTTTATTTGAAGTTTCATTTACACCATTAGATAACTCACTTTCATTTTTCAAATTATTTGCTAATTCTTTTGCTTGCTTTAATGATTTTTCTTTTAAAGCCTCTTGCATAATATCATTTGGTGTAATTTCTTTTTCAGTTTTATTATTACAATATATATGTGAGAAAATAACAATTAATGATTCTAACATTATTGCAAATAAGAATGAAAATATTAGTAAAATCTTACTCTTGTTTACATTTGTTTGTTTTGATATATTATTAAATAGCTTATGATAACCTTTGTCGTTATCGATTTCAATAGTCTTATATTTATTTATCTTTTTATTTTGCAATGTAATCAATTTATCATTTTCTTTTTTAATTGATTCTTGCATTTCTTTTTTTATTTTCATAAATTCATTAGTTACTTTAGCAATATTAGTTGTATGGTATTGATTCATATTACCTGTATAATCATTAATACTTAGTTCATTGTATGATTTCTGTAAATCTGAAATAACATTCTTTTGTAACTCTATAGCTTTAATATTATTATTGTATTCAGTAGTAATGATTTGCTTTGTCTTTATTGCTGTAAAGTTCATAAAGTTACCCATTGAAGCAATTAAAGAAAAGGAAATTAGGATTAATGCTAATCCTAAGTATACACGATTCTTCTTTTCTAACCCTTTGTATATAATCACAGGTTTCGCTATATCAAATGTTACACCTAGTATTATAAAGAAAATACCCAATGACCTATAAAATATAAAACTTAATATAACTGCTATACCTATAAATCCATAATACAATATATTATTTATTTTACTCATTCCTTATTCCTCCTTGTAATTTAATATCATGCAAATATCATGCAATATAACCATAATAATATTGCAATAATTATTGATAATATAATCGGCATAGCTAACGATAAATATATAGCATAATCTATTCGTAACCCTAAAGATATGTAAGTTATTGAAAATGTTACACAAATAATAATACTCAATATTATACATATATATTTCATATTAGATTTATCACATACATTATTATTATTATTAGTTTCAATTTCTTTTTCTGTGTTATTGAAATCTTTCATTGATAATTGATTAGTTTGTGAATCATATCCTATTAGTATAATATTTAATTTATACATATTAATATAATCTTCTATTAACTTTAATTCACCTTTTGAACAATTCATATATGCTATACATAGTTTTACTTCTTTATCTATACAATCTCCATACATAACATTGTATGTTAATATTTGACCTATATCATGTGCTTGTAATTGCTTTTTACATTCAATTAAAACAATAGATTTTTCACATTCTACATAAATATCTAAAGTTTTATAAATACCATTTCTATGCAATGAATACTCTAATAAAATTTTTTCAATTTTATCATTAAACCAATTTTCTAATATATCTTTATTATCTTTTAATAATTCAGCAAATTGTCTTTCTTTCATATCAAAATTACCTCCTTTTGTTCATGTGCTAAACCCTTCTTATAACTAGGTTTTGCTAAAAATTACCCTATTTTAGATCCTACTTAAAATTGTTCTTTTAAATATTGCTCAATTAATCTAGTTACCAACTTTGATACACTTTTATCGTTTTCGTAACAATGTTCACTTAGTTTATCCTTTAATTCCTTTGTAACTCTTATTGATATAGTTCTAATTTTTTTATCCATATTTAACTACCTCCTTATTATTTGATTACATTGTATCACATGTAATACTTGTATACAAATGTAGCAACATCTATATACAATCATATAACAAAAACACCTTCGACTTTCTGTGATTACATTCACAAAACTCGTACATAATATGTGATTCATTATTGATTATCAATAACACTATTGAATATTGACAGTATGATAAGGGTATAGTAGTATAATAATTAAACTAGTGATCGATTTATGAAGTAGTCCATAAGTCATAAAAAAAAAAGAACTCATATAATTGTATGAGTTCTTTTTAATAGTTTTCTTTCAGTAACTTATAGGTATTCTTCATTTCCTGTATATCCAGATCATTCATAGGTCTAATATAGTCTTTATCGATTAAAATATCTAATCTTTTCTTAATTGTGTTTTTATCAATGTTACCAAAATATTGCCCTAGTTTTGCCAATGATGGTCTTTTGAATAATCCATCTTTACTATTGATTTTTATGTAGTAGAATAACATTTTTAATTGGTTATCTAGGGTTAACTTTTTATAATTTTGGTGATTTTTTTCTAAAAAATCGCCCATATTAGGTGTATTTTTAGTTTGCTCACCAGTTAAAGAGTTCATGTATCGAAACACGCTTATATCAAAGGGTTGAATTAGTTTTATTTCTGGTGAATCACTTAGTGACTTGTTGTGATTCTTGGTGAGTGATTTCTTCTTTGTCTTCTGTAAGTTCAATTTTGGCAAGATTAATTCTTTTAGTTGATTTATCATTTAAAACATATCCTTTCTTTAAGATTTCATACAATTTATTATGTGTATTGTTTGTAAGATAACCCTTCAATTTATAATTATCTGTCTCAGATAAGACGAAAAATTCTCCAGTATTCAAACTTGGTATCATTTGTTGATATTCTTTCTTAGTTGTTATATTACAGCAGTCTATTGTATCTTCTAGTAAATGAGCTATCCTAGTAAACTGAGTCTTCCAAGACTTAACAAAGTCATTATCATTGGTTTGTTGTACTGCCATTAAGCAAAACATACCATATTTACGACCCCTTTGTAATAATGTTTTGATTTGCTTCTCCATTGGTTCAAACTCTTTTTTATCCATTTCGCTTTTAAATGCATTTGCTTCATCAACAGCAAAACAGATATACGGTAATTGTTCATTGTTAACCTTGTTATACTCTTGTATATTTTCGACTTTTAATTGTCTAAATGCTTGTTTTCTTTTATTATACTCAGTCAATAACTCAGTTAAAGCATTGTTTATATGGGGTACTTCTGATTCGATATATTTAACATTGTAGAAGTCTTCATATCTTACAAGTGCTGAGTCGGCAAAATCAAGCATATACCAGACAATATTAGTATGAAAGTACATGAGCGATTCTATGATACATTTAAAGGTACAAGATTTACCACTACCAGTTTTACCAGCAATTAAAAGATGTTTAAGGTTTGTTAGTGTATCAGTAACGACATTACCATTACTCATATTAACCCCTAGTATAAATTCTAAATCTTTTTTAACTGTGATATCTGGTATAACATCATCTAATAAGTAGGTTTTAGTTACATCTTTTGATATTTTGTACAATATATAACCATTAGATACCTCAATATTACCTTTGTTTAACCCTATTCCCATTTTATGATTAATATCGTCCTTTAATCTTATTACCCTTTTAATAGGCAATATTGTTGTAAATTTATGAATAATTTCTGTATCAGTCTCATTAGTGCTTATGAAGTTAGGTTTATCCTTCATATTAATTAAAATTTGCTCTAATCTTGCTATACTTCCAGCTTCTAGTTTTCTGTAGTCGTTTTTTCCTAACTCTAAGTGATACTTATTCAAAACTAATTTATCCCTTCTTATACATGATATGCTATGATTAACTATAGACTCCAATTTGGTCTTATAAGTTATATCTAAAGGTTGAGTGGTAACAACTGTTACTACTTTATTTTTTACCTCAATTATCTCTAATCCATTAATAGTATCATTAGCTTTAATTTGCATATTTTCAACCATTTTAAAGTTTCTTTTAATGTTATACATAATATAACTCAGCCCTCCTAGTGGTAATGTTAAACCATAGTATAAATTGTTTAACTCAGGTAATATCTGTTTATCTGAGAATTTCCATATATCTATATAGTTATCATAAACTACAAAAGAAACTACAGTTAAAATAAAAGAGATAACTAATCTCTTATGATTAACATTACTAATTGATTCTATTATCTGTTTAATCATTGATATAAATTTACTTCTCTTATATTGCTTAGTCCAACTATGAATAGCTACGCAATATGTATAATTAGATAATATCAATCCAGATAAGTAAATTAATAAACTCTTGTCTACTCCTAGCTTACTCAATGTCCATGTTATACCTGTTAATATACATAGATTATATATAATCATTGCTATCAATTTCTTATCTTTAATTAATGTTCTTAGCTTCATCTTAAATCACCTCGTATAATCGTTTAAATAGGTCTTAAATTGATTCTTATGTCAAAAGAGTATATTTAGTACTCTTAATTCTCTTAGCGTTCTAAGTGCCTTTATTTAATTAATAATCATATCAATTATTAATAAGATTATTATTTATCAATAATTATATAATGAATTATCATTTATGACAAGCAGTAAACATTAATTATAATTATGACTAATGTAAAATTTGATTTTACTTATTACAATTAAAAAATATTATCATTATGTAGGTGAATCTTTGTCACATATATTTTACTTTTATTCGCTTGTAGTCATGTTGGGCAGTCAGGGCAATTAAAAGAATTATGATAATTTCTTAAAATCTAACTAAGAGTTAATAAGTAGACTGTAGTAGTCTTGGGCAATTCTCCTAGTTAGGTCTGGGCAGGTTTTAAAAAAGTTTGGGCAATTTATTTTTAAGCTACTACTGTATTTGGGCAATTAGGGCATATATTTAATAAGTTCGCTGTAGATACTGAGAATAAAAAAAAGTGGACATATGTACATGATAAAAAAATATAATATATATATATATATATATATATAAAAGTAATTTTGCAAAAATGCGCCCAAAGCGCCCAGATGCAGTCAGGAGAAGGGCTAAGATGTGCCCAAGAAAATGCCCAAAATGCCCAAGATTTTTTTTGAACTGCTACGAGTAAACTAAGAGAATTAATCTCACAGGTTTAAAAAAGTGCCCAAAAATGCCCAATCAACTAAGAGAACGGATTCAATGCTCAAGATTTATATTGAAGATAATAATACTTTTTTAATTGGTAATGATGTTGTATCTATTGTAATTGATGATAACTTATGATAATATATAATTAGTGAGTTTAGATTAAGTAACTCGTGTTACAGTAATCTGGGTTGCGTTAAATAGGAGGTAAAGGAAAATGTTTAATGAAGATAAGATACAAAGAGCAATAACAGAAATAAATGAATTAATTGTTTATTTAAATTGTAAAACTAAAGATGAAATTGAAACTCAATTAACTGAGATAGTGGAACTTTTAGCAAAAGATACAGACATAGAATACTAATAAAAAGGAGTGAAACATTGTGGAATTAAAGTTAATTAAGATGGAAGTAGTTAATAAGGGTTACAAATTAACATTTGAAAGAAATAATAATAGGATTGAGTTAGTAACAGATAAAAAGAAAGCTAACAAATTTAATATTGGTGGTTGGTATGAAGTATTAATTGGAGATCAAGAGGTACATGATGATGATGAAATAAAAGAAGATGAAGAACAATACAAATATGGTAAAGGTAAATTGTACACACATGAATCAAGTTATAACCCATTTGTAGGATATGGTTATTCTGTTGACCCAAATAAAAATTATGCTATTGGATATCACAACGGACTAAAAATTAAAGGAGATGATGATAATGAGTGATAGATTACAAAAAATATTAATTGAGCAATTAATTGAAGCTCAAAATAAATATGATGAATACAAAGTAAGATATAGGAACTTTTGCAACAAGGAACATTGGGATGATGATTACGACAATATTTGTCAAAATGCAATGAGCGTGTATCTAAGTAAGCTTTTACAAAATGTAGAGGATATTCATAAGCTTTTAAATGATTTAGATAAGGACGATAATTATTTTAATGGTGCTGCTGTAGGTCAAATAAAAAATATCAGTACTCCTAATGGCGAATATAAACCATTAATGAACAAAGGAAAATTCATAAGATATATAAAAATTGATTAAATAAAGCAACAAGTTGTTGCTTTTTTTTAATTGTTATACTATTGTAATCTATGTTAATTTATGATAATATATGTATATAGGAGGTAAACAATAATGTGCAATTATTACGATAAGAATTTAGATGTAATCAAAGAAGGTATGAGTTTACAACATGTAGATGGAGATATAGAAGTAGTTGAAAAGGTTGATGATAGATTAATCATGGATAACATATTTTTATATGAGTATGCTGACGTTGATTATAAAGAAGGAAATGGATTCAAGTTATCAGATTGGACAATTATAAAATAATTTTTTTTAAGGAGGATAAATGGTTAATGAGAAATGAATATAAGGAGTTGTTGAAATATTCAAAGATAATCGAGATTAATAAATCAAATCATGTATTGAATTATTATAACTGGACACTACATATAACAGAAGGTGAACGAGAAACTGTATGTAAACTATATTTAAAAAATATATGTGTTTTAACTGATCATTACTATGACACCAAAATAAAATGGAAAGATTATGAAACTTATACCTTAAAGGAAGGTATTTTTGGAGAATAGAAAGAGGTGATTTAAATGTGTCTAAACCGTTATATTATTGGTTTAGACCCTTGAACTAGGTGGTTCAACGGGTTTCATCGTAGTTAATAAGGATAACTATGAGATCATGGAGTACAATACATTAGATGGTTATAAGGAGATACACAAAGAACTAAAAGATATAAGTGGTAATTATGAGATAGTCTGTGAGGACTATAGAGCAAATATTAAGACTAAAGATCAAGCATATGCCATGAAGCTTGTGGGGTACATAGAAGGACTTTGTATAACGAATGGTATTAAATGTACCTTACAACTTCCAAGTCAAAGAAAAGGGTATTTAAAGCAATCTAAGGAAACATTGAGGGGTTATGGTTGCAATGTACCTCATGTGATTGATAGTTTTGCTCATGTATTACGATATATTGATAAGGTGGTTAAAAAGGAGGAAACCAAATGAGTACAGTTAATAATATGTTAATTAAGAAATATATAAGATTAAGAAATATATATAGTCAATGTAATTTAAGGTTTAATATATTTAACAATTGTTTAAATCTTCTTGATACAGATAATTTTGACGAATCTAAGTTTGATGATATTACTTCTAGATTCTCAGAAACAATTAATGTTGATAAAGAATCTGAGTTTACTAATGAGTTACAAGAGTTCTTGAGTGTAAATGTTGATGTAGATTTGGAAGAATATATTAAAATGATTGAAACAATTAATGATTACTATGTTACTAAATTATTTTTGAAAACATTGTTAACTAAAGAAGATAAGATAAATTATATATTATTAGATTAAGGAGTGTATTTTTAAATGAGATATTGTCCAATTTTGAAAGTAATGATAGACGAATCATTTTGTGAAGAAAATCATTGTTATATGTGTGAATGGTAAGAGGTATCGATTGATACCTCTTAATTAAAAAAAAAGGAGTGTACAAGATGAATCAAGTTGTAAATGTACCATTAAAGGTATTCTTGAAACTAAGTGGTGAATGTAAGATAGTTGAGGAACGAATGAAACATTTAAAAGATGATATATCTAAATGTTTTAACTTAGAACAAGATATATGTAAATGTACAAAAGAAGGACACAAGAAGACTAAACAAACTCTTAATTTAATAAAGTTTTCAGATGTTATGACTAAGTTTAATAAAGAAATAACAATTAAACCGAAATTTAATTCTCAGGTTGATGAATACCTAAATTATTCAATGAATATAGATGTTAAAGTATTTATGAATATGGTTGAGACAGTTAATAAGTATAATCAAAGAGTACTATATCATGAAAACTTAGTTAATGTAGAAGATAAAGAAAAATACGCTCAAGCTGTAGTATATGGTGAAATTAAATAAGGTGGTGATAAAGGATGAATCAATTAGATAAATTAAAGGAACAATTAAAAAAAGCTAAAGAATCAGTATTAGAATGTAGTAATAGATTAGATAATTTTAATAATAAAGATGGTGAATGGGATGATATTTATGACCATCTATGTCAAGGAGAAATTGAGAAAGAATTACAAAGTAAAAGACAAATAGTATTAGAATTAGAAAATAAAATAAAAGATATAAACTAAATTAAAACTAAAAGGAGATTGTGACTAATGTTAACTAAAAAAGGAAATAAATTAATCTTAGAAGGAAATAATTTACCAGATTTCAATAGTGTACAAGGTAGCTCAAGAATAAAAAATGCATGGAGTTTTCCTATTGATTTCTTTTGTGTAAATCAGATAGCTAAAATATTGGGTTCTATTAAATTAGAACCTAGTGAGGAAGTTAAAAAGTGGTACTATGAGGAATATAATAAAAACTCATTAGCTAATAAGGTACAAAAGAATCAAGTTGTACCAGTACTAAGTAATATAGAAGGTTTAAACAAAGAATTAAAAGATTATCAATTACAGGGTGTTAAATTCTTTTTATCTGTTAACCGCTGTATACTAGGGTTCGAAGCTGGTTTGGGTAAAACTCTTACAGCTATTAATTGCATGAAAACAATTAAAGCAAAAAAAGTTTTGGTAGTTTGTCCTAGTTACCTTAAATACAATTGGGAAGATGAAATAAACAAGTGGTCTGATTATACAAATACCATTATTAATGGAACACCAACTCAAAGGGAACAAGGTTACAAAGATTTCAAAGAAAATAATAAAAACATACTTATTGTTAACTATGAGCAAATAAGATACAAAGTAACTAAAGGAGAAAACAACAAGGTAACAAATAAAGAAATTAAGATTCATAAGGATGTTTTAGAGCCAATATGGGATTTAATAATAATGGATGAATGTCATAGATTAAAGGGAAGGGATTCTCAGGTATCTGAGGGTATGTTAAAGCTTAAGTCTAGAAATAAATTAATGCTCACAGGTACACCAATTAATAAATGTGAAACTGAGATATGGAAGTTATTAAGGATTCTTGATAAACAAAGGTTTACAAGTTACTGGAAGTTTGCGGAGTATTACTGCAATGTTGAAGATGGTTTCTATGGTAAAGAAATTAAAGGACTAAAGAATCCACAAGAATATAGTAAACTTCTTAATCGTTATATGCTGAGAAAGAAAAAAGAGGATGTAATAGATTTACCAGATAAGGTCATAAAGACTATTAAAATTGACTTATCACCTAAGCAACTAAAGTTATATAAGCAAGCTGAGAAAGACTATTTAAACCCTAAAGGTGATGTTATAGAGTCAGATGTTGAAAAGTTTATAAGAATCAATCAAATAGTGCAAAATCCAGCAATCCTCGATGGTCAAAACGTATCTTCTTTAACTGATACAGCAATTGAAATACTACAGGATAATGAGGAAAAATTTATTATAGGCTGTGTATACATTGGTATGTCTGAGTTGACATATGAGACAATTAAAAAAGCTTTTCCTAAAAGAGACGTATTTCTTGTTAATGGTACGATTAATAATAAGAATAGACATGAAATAATAGAGAACTGGAAGAAAAAAAGAAATTCTATCATAATCACAACAATAAAAGCTATGAGTGAGTGGTTAAATTTAGATATCTGTGATAACATGATGTATCTTGATTATGATTGGTCAAATGTTGCCAATTCACAGTTTAGCAATAGGATTCATAGAATGACTAGTACCAGACAAAAAATGTATTATCATTTAATTGTTAGAAAAACAGTATCAGAATACAAATACTACAAGCTAATGAATGAAGATCATCAGATGTCTAAAGCTTTAAATGATACTCCTAGTGCTATTAAATATCTAGCTGAGGAATACAGGAGGTCTTTAGATGACT